CTACAGCGGCGAGTGGTTGTTCACCAATAGTGGTAGAGGACGCCGGAACGCCACCGGGGTGGTGCGTATCCACAACTTTCACCCGAATGTGTGGAAGCCGGCAGTGAAGGCGGCTCAGGATGCGGGGTTGACGAAAAATCCGCGAGTCTACGATTTGCGGCATACCGCGGCTAGCTGGCTGATTAATGATGGGACGCCCGTGCCAGAGGTTCAAAAGCTACTGGGGCATGAGAACTACTCGACTACGATTGACGTGTACTTTCATTCTGACAGAGGCAGCGGGAAACGGATTGCCGATACGATGAATCGCATTCTTTACACTGAGGAGTAGTCCCGGTCAGGTTTTTCCCTTTTGACCGCCAAGACCAGCCTGACATTAAGACCTGCGGCCCGAAAGCTAAAGCTAGCAATACAATGATGACGACAAGGATGGTGGCCGTCATCTGGTGGTGCAAAGCCACTAGCGCCCCTACTAGGCAGAGGGTCATGCCTGCTGTTGACGAAAACAGGTACACGTCGATTTTGCGTGAATCGCCGCGCCGGGGATCGGCCCGTAGTTTTACCAGCAGTATGGCGATCCTTGCGAATCCGTAAAAACCTACCGCGTCTGCGGTCAACCAAAAGGCAACGGCGTGGACGGTCACCCATTGGTGTGTGCTGTCTTGCAGCAGTAGTTGTGGGTTGTGTAGGGCACCGGAGTTGACGAAAAAGTACCAGGCCGCGGCGGTGCCGACAGCGTTGGGCGCGACGACGTGATTTCTGATCCAGTTGCGGGGTAGGGGGCCACCGCATTGCCTGCGTTTCAAAGCCTGGATGAAGAAACCTAGCGCACCCGCAAAGGTCATGTAGGACAGCATGTAGGCGAGCGCCCACCATGAGACTGATCGCCAGAAAATCATGGGGATGAGGGCGAGGTTTCCTACGGACAGCAGGATTGTGGTGAGTGTAATGGGGGATTCCCACCATCCCCAGGCCCATCTGCGCTGCCAGATTGACCAGACGGCGGTGCTGAATACGATCAAAAAAAATATTCCCCCAAAAACCGATACTAGGGAGAATGTGGGCGAGGCTGAGGGCACGGGGCTTTTCCTTTGAAGTCCAGAGGGTTTGCAAAAAATGCAAAAAATGGTGGTGCGGTAATGCTCAGAGATCGGGCGTGCGTGGCCCTCTGGAATCCCAGCGCCGATGAACCTCTTGCCATAGCTCATCGTCGGGCACCTGGGTAATGCTTTTGGCTAGTTCTACAGGAGCGAAAGCGTCGGAGAGTTCTAGGTATCCGGCTGCGATCAGAGCCTCGACGGGCGATCTGTTGAATGCTCGCGCAAACGTGATGACGTTTTTGAACGCCGGCTGCTCTCCTGTTTTCCATCGTGAGATGGCTGATGAGTCCACACCGATGGCCGCGGCTACCTCGCGGTTCTGACGGTCGCCAGCTACACGGCTGACGTACTCCCAGAAGGTTTCGGTGCTTAACATGCTGCGAGCGTAACGGGTGCATGCGGCGTGTCGCTACCTTTTTTTGTTGACGATTTCGTCAAAAGTGCTGGTAGTGCGGAAATACATACATGTAATTTATGTTCGTTACCAAATCGTTACCCTAGCTTGCTGATCGTGCATGTGTGACATGGGGTACATTTTCGGCATGCCACCAACGGATCGCACCTTCTCCCTCGCGGAGATCGCCACGATCCTGTGCGGCAGCAGCAGCCCAGGAGATCAACGCTGGGTCGCTGACCGGCTACGCGGATACCAAAAACCCACACTGCCGGGATACAAAGCACGGCGGCAGTGGCGCATGACCCAGCAAGACCTTGACACCGCAATCGAACTACTGCGGCCCCAACCCGATTACGTCCCGTCAGTCACATCCCTGACTGCACGGTCACAAAGGAAATTAGTCGGATGAGACAGGAGAAGAAGATAATGGAAACAAAAGAAGTATTACTCGCGGCAAAGCAAATAGTTTTCGACGGCTGGACACAGTACGGCCTGACGAACGGACGTGGAGCTTACTGCCTGCGAGCCGCTATCGGCCTTGCCTGCGGTGCCTACGTCCTTATCGACGGCAGAGTGACCTCGCCCCGCCTTGATTTCGGAACCGCTAAAGTCAACGAACTTCAGGACTACACGTTGGCCCTCCGCACCGATACCCGCATCACAGAACTTGTTAAGCATGTACTCCCCGCAGGACACGATTCCATCCCCACTTTCAACGATGATCCCGAAACGAGCCGCCAAGACGTGTTGGACGTTTTGGATGAAGCGATTCGCTTTGAGGATGCGGCGGCGAAGGTGTGGGCGTCGTGATCACGCCGCTGAATGCCGCAGAAATGGTGTTGGCCTACCACGCCGCCGATCCGCAGTATGCGGCAGCGTTGGTGATGGAAGCGATCAACGCCGCCGGCTACGTCGTGCTAAACCGCGCCCAATACATCAGCTTTCTGGAAACCTGCGCCACTCTCGCTATCAACGCTGAAGTGTCGATCCCGTTAGGGGTGTCGCTATGACTGACGCTCAGAAGCTGGAAAAGATTCGCGCCATGTGCTACCACCCAGGCGCATTCCACTGGACAGGGCAGGAAATGGCAGACGCAATCACGCGGGTGATAGACGACAACGCACCAATCGACTATGAGTTGAGCGAGGACGACGAGCCGATTCCCTACCTGCTCACCCATGACGCAGTGTTCGTAGACGAGGAAATCACATAATGGTCAAATCGACAGCGACCTGCAAATCGGGGCACTCCTACACGACGATGCGGCCCACCAACTATATGGGTCAAGCCGTGTACCCGCCGGCATGTCCAAGGTGCGGTAAGTAAAGGCTTTCAGACTTGCTTCCGGTCTTTAGACTGGGAAGCGAAACAATCAAATACCTACATACGCCTGAGCGAAAAATTCGATACCGCCAGGTATAAATAGTTCCACATCTTTCACAGCCAAATTGATGGCCGTATGGGAATTCCGTTATTTGTGGTTTTCCTTGACTGACGGTTGGTGCCGTTGAGGTAGAACCATCAATTGTGCGCGTGCGCGGCTGCCCACAGTTGGGTTCGATTCCTTTCGGTGGGACGGCAGCCAGGGTGGAGCCTGCGGATCGGCGTTGTGGGGCGTTCGATCATTGCGTGGCTCCCCTGGCTGTTCTATGCCCAAAATCGGACGACAGGAGACAACGATGTTTCATCTTTCGGATAGGGAACTATTTCTTTTAGGTCAGCCAACCAGGACTCAAACCTTGGAGCTAGTCGGCTGGATGAGCTTAAACAACATTTTCGGCCATGTCACAGACAGTGTGTGCCGTGGTGACGAATTGCCCAGTGAGCAGACGGCGCAGTGGATTGGCGGTCTGACCGGGGTGACGGGTTATCGGGGCGCTAAGGGCGATCAGCACCGCAAAAAGCGGCAGCGGGTTTTACCTAATGGGCGTCGGCGCATTCGGGCAACCGTCGCCACCAACGGCGGTTTATCAACCGGTCAACACGTTTAAGGAGGAAACATGGAACGCAGTGTATTCACGATGATGAGTAGCCTAATTTCTGACCCTGAGATTAGGGCCGACATGGATCAGCACAAGACTGGTTGCGTCAACATTCACATTGGCACCTTGTACCTGTCGATGACACTGACGCAGTTTGATCAATTGATTTTGGCGGTTTCGGACGCAAGAGTAAAGAAGGCGAGAGAACATGTCTGATCTTGAGCGGTACGAATTGCCTGAGCCTGCCGGTGAAGTGCAGTACCGGGGTTATTTGGAAAACAGTTACGGTGGCCTTGGCTGCTATCAGGTCGGTGACGATCAGATCGAAAATCCTGCTGAAGATATTAAGTATCACGCCCAGCAATTGTCTAACGCTCTGGCCGCATTTGAGTTTGAGACAACGGTGAAGGTTGATAATCTCGCAGCCTTGGCCCGTGCCACTTACTACGGGGAAGATCAGGATGCTGCCGGCTGGGATGGGCTGTCTACGGCGTTCAAAGATCGGTGGAGAAAAGCGATACGGGCAGTGTTGCTCCATGAGTGCTAACGATCCTAGGATCACCGCTTCCGGCAAAATGGCGGCGTCGGTGTTCCTAGATTTACGGTCACGGCTTTTTGACTTGTTGCGCGACATCGACGCAGAAATTGATTCGACGCTCAAATTCAAGACCAGTAAGAGGGCCGCGGAAAAGGCCCGACAACTTTTCGCGGAACGCGCCGCGATTGCAGACGAGCTTTTAGGTTTCGGTGTCGATGTTGAGCCGCACCCAGCGTTACAGAAATGAATTTGGAGGGTCGCACATGGCTGGTTATGACTGGTGGATAGAAGAAGCTGAGGATGCCTACAACAACAATGAGGAAGGAATCGGCGGGGCCGCAGCCCTCATTGCTATTGCAAAGATTCTGTTACCCCTCGCGGAAAGCATCGTTACTGAAACCCTTGATGAAGAAGAGGGCGACGACGTGTGGTTGACCCATGCTCCAGACTGATTGCGGCCTAAATCTGCCAAATATTTTTGAACAGCCTGCGCCGCCGTGCGAGTCGGCATTTGATCAGTGTCAGTACCCGGCCACTTTCATGGTGTGGTGCAGCCACCACATGTTGGGCTGCGACTATTCCGGCTACCGCTGCGACATACACAAAAACATGCTCGCGCTGGACTGGCACCGCCAACTGGACGCCATGCGTATGGGTTTCATCCTCCGTTGCCTGAGTTGCAAAGAAAGACTCGACGGGGATGAAATGTCTGATCATTTCCGGTGGATTCCGTTATGAGCATCGTCTGGGCTTTGATCGTGGCTCTTTCAACACTGTCCATCATTATTCTACTTAACTCTTAGGGGTCATTATTACCGATTACAGTGTTGTTAGGGATTTTTGGGGTCGCCCCTATGTGTCCACTGATGGTGGGCCGTTGTTGTTTGAGGGTGGGCGTAGAACCCCGGCTAACGCTGTTCCTTACACCCGAATTTCGACGTTGTCGGGTGCCTTGGACGATAAGGGCGGTCTGGTTGATTGGGCCGCAGCTATGGCAATGATCGGTTTGGTTAAATCCAAGCCGCTCTACGCCCAGGTGGCGCATTTGGTGAGTGCCTATTCGCAGCCGTGGTACAGCACCGGCAAGAAGCCTTTGAAGGAGTTGGTGCAGAAGGCTAAAGATTTGGGTGGCGCGGATGACGCCGCCGGCATGGGCACCGCTTTTCATGGTATCTGCGAGGTTATCGACAACAAGATGACGCCACAGTATGTGCCGGATGAACTGGAGCCTTTCATTGAGGCCCGTACAGCGGCCCTGGCAGACTTTGAGCCGGTGCTGATCGAACCTTTTGTGGTTAACGATGAGCTTGGGACGGCGGGGAATCCTGACCGGTTCCTGCGCCACATCCCTACCGGGGTGGTCTATGCGTCGGATGACAAAACTGGGCTGGATGAGCCGAAGTATCCGTTGAAGGTGACTATTCAGGTGGCGATTGCTTCTCGTAGCGATTTGTATAACCAGCAGACGGGGGAGCGCATTCCTATTGAGTGCGATCAGTCTCGCGGGATTCTGATTCATACGCCGTTGCGTGCCGACAAGCCCGTGTGCGAACTGTATTGGCTTGATTTGGATAAAGGGTGGGAGTTGGCGAAACTCGCCGCCCATGTCAGGGATGTTAAGAAGATCGATAAACTGAAGAGGATAAAATGATCATTTCACTTAACCGTTGGCAATTTCGCGCATGTGCGGATGAGGCTCTTCTCCGTATTGCCGTTTCGGGTGACCGTAACGGGAAGCACGACAATGTTAGAGATCGAAATCTGATGACCCGCGTCTGGGATGAGATTACCGGATCGTGTACAGAGATGGCCGTCTGCATGGCCTTGGGTAAGGCGTGGACTCCCTCAGTCAACGATTCGGACAAGCAGGTCGATATCGAACCCAACATTGAGGTACGGGGAACCGAAAACGCTAACGGGAGTCTCATCTTGCGAAATCAAGATTCTGTGGACAATTGGTATTTTTTGGTCACTGGTATTGCTCCGACTTTTGAGATAGTCGGATTTATCAAGGGTTCAGATGGCAGGGACAAACGCTGGATTAAAGACCCTAATGGACATGGGCCTGCTTACTTCATTCCACAAAGTGAGCTACTTCCGCTTAGTCAATGGCAAGACGTGGGAGAATTGGGGAAACTAAATGCTTGAGTTAGATAAGTTGGCACCAGACTTTGTTGCGCTACAAGCGGAGTTGTCTCCTGTCGATAAGTCTGCCGACAATCCATTCTTCAAATCTAAGTTTGCGCCTTTGCCGGAAGTTCGTAAGGCAATGCAGCCGATTTTGGCGAAGCACAACTTTGGGCTATCTGTTTTCCCCGCAATTATTCGGGATGAGGTCGGTAAACCGCAAAACGGGTTGAGGTTCATTTTGCTTCATGCGTCGGGTCAGTACATTGACGGCGAGTGGCTCCTGACGCCGGGGAAGAATGATTCGCAGGGGCAGGGCGCAGACACCACCTATAAGCGTCGGTTTGGTGAGATGTCGATTACTGGGCTTGTTGCTGACGATGACGATGACGGCAACTATGCCTCGCAGCCCAGGCCGCAAGCCTCCAAGCCTGCGGTCAAGCCGGCAGAAAAGACTGAAGCCGATTTGAAGCGCGACGAGCTACGCGAATACGCCAAAAAGAAGAATCTTGATTTGGCGAAGGTCGCAACAAAGTTCTCTCAGACCGTGAAGGAAAACGGTAAGCCCGTGGATTTGAAGAACGCCCCTGCCGTAGACATTGAGGCATTCATCGTGAGCCTGGAGACAGGCGTGGTGACAGTCTGATGTGGAGAAACGTCTTGGCCGTTTTGGCTTTGATTGTGGTGACGGTGGCGGCGTGCGAAACGCTTGTCAGCGATCCTGCCCCGGTTAAGGAGCCGCAGAAACTGGATTGCGACCTCATTTTTCCGGCACCCGCAGAGGTGAAACCAGATGACCGACCTTACGTTAGTTGAATTATTTGCCGGTATCGGGGGATTCTCCTGCGGCTTTGAACGTGCCGGTGTGAGGACAGTCGCGGCGGTAGAAATCGATCCGGCGGCTAGGTCGGTATTCTCCAAAAACTTTCCCGACGCGGCATTGTTCGATGATGTGACGAAGGTGGGTGGTGACGATTTACGAGCAGTTGGATTTGTTCCAGAACGAGGAATCCTCACCGGGGGCTGGCCCTGCCAAGACATCTCAGTTGCAGGCAGAGGAAAAGGCTTGGCCGGTGAACGCTCCGGTCTGTTCAGCGAAATTGTGCGTCTGCTGGAAGAACTTCATCCCAGATGGTTTGTCCTTGAAAACGTCCCCCGGCTGCTCACGATTAACGGAGGGCGGGATATGGGAGCCGTTGTCGGGGCGCTGGGCGAATGCGGGTATGGGATCGGCTGGCGGGTTCTGGACGCTTCCGGTTTCGGAGTACCCCAACGTCGCCGTCGAATCTTCCTTGTCGGACATCTTGGAGGAAGTGGGCGATCATCTGCTGAGGTACTTCTTGAGTCCGAAAGCGTGTGCGGGAATTCTGCGGAGGGCAACGAATCGCGGGAGGACGTTACCGCCGGCACTTTATCGCGGATTGGAGTCCGTAGCGGCAAAGATGACTTCCCAGTAGCTGCGCTTACCGCCAATGGAGTTGGCACTTGCGGAGCAGACGATAACCAAGCACAGGCAGGACATTTAATTGCTTCACTCAGGAACGCTGATGGCCCATTATGCGAAGAGCCTAGGCAGCACTCTGGACGAGCCAGTAGTAGTAACCGATGAAAACCGGCAAACCATTGCAACCGCCAGCGGTGAAGAATCTGACAATGGAAATGCGTCAAATAGTTCATGCGATGTCGAGGTTAGGCGTCTAACGCCCGTGGAATGTGAAAGATTGCAGGGATTTCCCGATGACTGGACATTCGGGCAATCCGATGTGTCCCGGTATCGGATGCTTGGTAATGCAGTAGCGGTTCCTGTTGTGGAGTGGATTGCTAAGAGATTGGTTGAGGTTGATGAGCGAATGGAATCCGGTCAGCGTCGAGAAGGCGATAGTCGGAGTAGTTGACGAAATCGTTTCGGGAATCCGTAAAGCGTCGGATGCGTACTCTCAGTTCCTATCTTCAAACCAGGAATATGATTTAGCTTTTGCTCGCGCCTACATGAAGTATGACGGGCCGGCGCACGCAAAGAAGTATGCCGCGGAGATCGCCACTGAGCAGGAGCGAACAAGCCGG